AGACTTTTTAGTAGTGTGTGATGAAACTAACAACACTGGCGAAGTAATTGATAGAAATGAATTTATTGCAGAAATCTTTGTGAAACCTGCAAGATCAATCAACTTTATCACATTACAATTCGTTGCAACCAGAACTGGCGTTTCTTTTGAAGAAGTCGCAGGCGGTTAATAGTAGAGAAGGAGAATAAAAAATGGCAAATATAAATGACTTCAAAGCTAAACTTGCTGGCGGTGGCGCAAGAGCCAACCAGTTTAAGGTAACAATGCCTTTTCCTGGTTACGCACAAGTTGGTGGAGAAATAGAAGACCTGGCATTTCTATGTACAGCAACATCTATTCCTGCAATGAACATTGGTAATGTCAATGTACCATTTAGAGGAAGACAAATCAAAATCGCAGGTGACAGAACTTTCGGAGACTGGTCTGTTACTGTTCTTAACGATACAAACTTTAAGTTAAGAAACGCTTTTGAAAGATGGCAAAACGGTATCAACAATATGACTGATAATGAAGGACTTTCAAATCCTGTAGATTATCAAGTAGATGTATTTGTTGATCAGTTGGACAGAAATGGTAATACACTTAAATCCTATACATTAAGAGGTGCATATCCTACAACGATTGCAGCTATACCTCTTAATTATGAAACAAATAATGCTGTTGAAGACTTTGATGTTACATTTGAGTATCAGTATTTTGAAACTAATACAACTACTTAAAACTTATATAAGTAGTATATAACAAAGGAATTAAATTATGGCAGAGTTATTTGGATTTAATATTACAAGGGTAAAACCTCAAACAGATCCAAAACAACAATTCAGTATGCCTCAAGCGGAGGACGGCACACAAGTCGTCGCCGCTGGGGGTTTCTTTGGCAGTTACCTCGATATGGAGGGTACTGCCAAGACTGAGCAGGATCTAATAAGAAGATATAGAGAAATTGCTTTACATCCAGAATGTGATATGGCAATCGAAGATATTGTTAATGAGGCAATAACTTCAAACGAAAACAAACAATCTGTAAAAGTAATTACAGATTCATTACCATATAGTAGTAGTGTTAAACAAAGAATAGAAGAAGAATTTAAAGAGGTGTTAAGACTAATGCAGTTTAACACTAGAGGACACGATCTCTTTAGAAGATGGTATGTTGATGGAAGAATCTTTTTTCAAAAGATTATTGACGCTGAAAATCATAAAAACGGTATTGTAGAATTAAAATACCTTGATCCTAGAAAGGTCAAAAAAATAAGAGAAGTTAGAAAGAGAAGACCAGAAGGTGTTATTTCTCCAACTAACATTAATATTGCTGATGAAACAGTTGAATATTTTGTGTACAACGAAAGAGGTATACAAGGTGCAGCTGCAATTCAAGGTATTAAAATTGCACCAGACACAATTGCATATTGTCCATCTGGTGTTATAGATCAGAATAAAAATATAGTTTTATCTTATTTACATAAGGCAATTAAACCTGTCAATCAATTAAGAATGATTGAAGACGCTGCTGTTATTTACAGAATTGCAAGAGCGCCTGAAAGAAGAATTTTTAAAATTGATGTAGGTAATTTACCTAAAGTTAAGGCTGAACAATATTTAAGAGATGTTATGGCAAGATACAGAAACAAACTTGTCTATGACGCTGCTACAGGTGAAGTAAGAGATGACAGAAACTATATGTCAATGTTAGAAGACTTTTGGTTACCAAGTAGAGAAGGTGGCAGAGGTACTGATATTACAACTTTACCAGGTGGTCAAAACCTAGGTGAAATTTCTGATATAGAATACTTTAGAGCAAAATTATATAGATCACTAAACGTGCCTGTAAGTAGATTAGAGGCAAGTCAAGGTTTTAATCTTGGAAGATCAAGTGAAATTAGTAGAGATGAATTAAAATTTACTAAATTTGTTGGTCGTTTAAGAAAGAAATTTACTGAACTGTTTAATGATTTATTAAGAACACAACTCGTAATCAAAGGCGTAATTGCAGAAACAGAATGGCCTGCTATTAGAGATGCTATATTTTATGACTTCTTACAAGACGGTCATTTTGCAGAATTAAAAAATTCTGAAATGATGAGAGAAAGATTAAACTTGGCAAGAGAAGTTAGAGATTACATTGGTAAATATTATTCAGTTAATTATGTTAGAAAACATATATTAAAACAATCTGAATCAGAAATTAAACAAATGGATGCTGAAATCAAAAAAGAAATTGATGACGGTATTATATCATCACCAGAAACGCAAGTTACAAATGATGATGATGGATTATTATAGGAGTAAAAAATGAGTGAAGAAGTAAAAAGTTTTATAGACAAGTTAGCACAAAACGATATGGTTGGTGCTGGGGATGCTTTTAAAGACGCATTAAGAGCTAAAGTTGGAGATCAACTAGACGCAAAAAGACAAGAAGTTGCTGGAACAATGTTTAAAGCAGAACCGCATAGTGATCCTAAACCTGAAATATCAGGTACAGGAACATTTACACAAGATGGACAAGTTGAACCAACAGGTGCAAATGCAGTAGAACAAGAACCAGCACAAGAGGTATCAAATGAAGCTGAGCCAGTTAGTGCAGAACAACCAGACGTTCAATAGTAACGCATATAAAAATTTATCGCCTGTTATGAAAGAGGCGGTTAATGATGTTTTTAAACTGATAGAAAAAAATCAGGAAGACATTTTAAATAAATTTGAAAAATCTGTTAATAAAGTTTGTGAGTTTCATAATGTTAACAAAGAAGAAATTGAAAAATATTTTGATAATGAAATAAACGAACAATTAGGAGAATAAAATGGCGTGGGTAACTGTTCCAGGATCAAATGGTATTTGGGAGTATGAGGATACTGCTACAATTAGCAACACGTATCCTGATTCTGCTGACGGCGCTAATTCAGTAATTGCAAGTGGTATAAGAACATATACAAGTCCTTATGATAGTCGTACAACACAAGTTTATATTAGATGTAGAACAGTTGCAGATAGTGTTGAACGTGGAGAATTATACAAAGGATGGTATGATAATCAAGCAAGTTTAGGTGATACTGTTGCAACTATTGTTAACATAGTTACAGACGCAGATACAACTCTACAAAGTTGGTTTGATGGATCAGATAGTACAAAATTTGTGCCAAGTGGTCCAACAGATGGAGATACATTTACACAATGGACAGATAAATCAAATTTTGCTCACAATGCTAATCCTACAGGCGGTGCAACAACAAGACCTTTATTTAAAACAAGTATTTTAAATAGTTTATCTGTAGTTAGATTTGATGGAACAAATGATTGTTTAAGTATTAATCCTGTTGCGTGGTCTCAAAGTTTATCAGGTATGACTGTAATCGCAGTTTCAAAATATGCTAGTACATCTGGAACTCGTACACTTACAACAACTGACCAAGAAGATATGGGTATTTTTATAGATACAAATTATAAAGTTTCAATGGCAGGTGCAAGTGCTGACACAGGTACAGCTGCAAATACTGACTTTCATATTCATACTTTGAAGTTTGATGGTACTCAATCAGATAATGCAACTAGATTAGTTTACAGAATAGATAAGGCAAATACATCTTTAACTTTTACAGGTACAGTAGGTGCTACAACAAGTGCAAGTAATGGAACAATCTTTTTAGGTTGTGATGATGGTTCTGAATTTTTAAATGGTGATGTAGCAGAATTTTTAATGTTTAACAAAGCACTATCAAGTGCAGAAATAACAAGTGTTGAAAATTATTTATCAACAAAATGGGGATTATAAAAAATGGCAGATACAGTAACAACACAAGTATTATCAGATACATCTGGTGTTAAGTACGTAGTCAAACTTACAAATATTTCAGATGGTTCTGGCGAATCTTTAGTAACTAAAGTTGACGCTTCAGGTACAACATTTATGACTGAAGACGGTAACAGAAAGATTGCAAAGATTTGGTGGTCTGTAAATACAGTAGATAGAAAATCAGCAGTAGAATTAGTATGGGCAGGTGCTACAAACGCAACAGCAGTTGTATTATCTGGCGTGGGATATTGGGATTTACGTACTGCTGGTAATGAAATAACAAACAATGCAACAACGCCTACAGGTGATGTATTATTATCTACAAGAGGGTTTGCAGTTAACGATAATTACACAATTTTAGTCGAGTTTAGATAAAAAATTGTATAAATAGTACAAGAGAGATAAGAAATGAAACTAATATCGGAAGAAATTCAAAACGCAGAATACCTAGTTGAAGAAACTAACGGTAAAAAAGACTATAAAATTAGAGGTATCTTTTTACAATCTGAATTACAAAATAGAAATGGACGTGTCTATCCAAAAGACATACTTGACAAAGAAGTAAAAAGATATAACGCAGAATTTATCAATAAAAAAAGAGCATTTGGTGAGTTAGGACATCCTGACGGACCAACTGTAAATTTGGAAAGAGTATCACATATGATTACGAAACTCTATCCAGATGGTTCTAACTTTATTGGTGAAGCAAAAATAATGAACACACCATACGGTAAGATTGTAAAAGGTCTTATTGACGAAGGTGCTCAGCTAGGAGTATCATCACGTGGTATGGGTTCATTAGAACAAAGAGGCGGTGCTAACTATGTAAAAGATGACTTTTACTTGGCTACTGCCGCTGATATTGTTGCAGATCCTTCAGCTCCAGACGCTTTCGTAGAAGGCATTATGGAAAACAAAGAGTGGGTGTGGGACAATGGCGTACTCGTTGAAAAGAATATAGATGCTTGGAAACGAGAAATAGAAAGTGCGAAAAGAAACGCTTTAGCAGAAGCTAAAGTTAGAGTCTTTAAAAACTTTCTTAAAAACCTCTAGTTTATAAATAGTATCATTAAAACAATTTAAAACTAGTTTTAACATTTAAAGAGGAGATTTCGATGGCCGAAACAGAAAAGAATCTTGTGGCGACAGTAAAGGAAGTAACAGAAGCAACAGCTCCTGATGCTCCTAAAAAGAATGCTGTGGCGGCTGAACCTACACATCTAAAAAATGATGCTGAAGATTTAGGCGCAGCTGTAGTTAAACCTACAGACAGTAATCCTGACGCAACAAAGAAAATTAATCAAGTTTCTGGCGACCCACAACAGAAAAGTCAAGGTGCTGCTGACGCAATGCCAAAACTTAAAGGTGAGTCAAAAGAATCTGATAAAGATTCGGAAGATAAAGAAATCAAAGAAGGCGAACTACCTGCTGGTCTTAAAAAATACCTTGACAAAAAAGATGACAAGGCTAAAGATGAAGTGAAGAAAGAATCTTCACACGACTCTGAAAAAAAAGACGAGAAGAAAGAAGCTATGCACGACTCTGAGGAAAAGAAAAAAGACAAAGAGGAAGGCTATATGAAAGCTTCTTACAAAAAAGAAGAAAAAGAGATTGACGTAAAAGAACACGTTGAAGCTCTTGTCGCTGGAGATGATTCATTATCTGAAGAATTTAAACAAAAGGCTGCTACTGTATTCGAAGCTGCGATTAAGTCTAAAGTTAAAGACATTGCTGAAGAAATAGAAGCAGATTACAATAAAAAATTCGAAGAAGAAACTTCTAAAGCTAAAGACGAGTTAGTTGAAAAAGTTGACTCTTACCTTGCATACGTAGTGGAAGAGTGGATGAAAGAAAACGAACTTGCTTTAGAAAGAGGAATCAAAGGCGAAATCGCTGAGGACTTTATTAGTGGTTTGAAAAAACTATTTGAAGATCACTACATTGATGTTCCAGACGAAAAATATAATGTTTTAGAAGATCAAGCTTCAAAAATTGAGGAGTTAAATAAAAAACTTAACGAATCAATCGAAAAGAATGTTGAACTTTCTAAAGAGAACAGTAAGTATGTAAGACAATCCATTATTGATGAGGCGTCTAAAGAACTTGCTGAAACTCAAAAAGAAAAGTTTAACAAACTTGCTGAAGAAATTGACTATAAAAACGAAGAAGACTTTAGAGGCAAAGTATCTACAATTAAAGAAAGTTATTTTGGTAAAAAAGACTCTTCTGGTGAGATAGATGATGTGGCGGCAGACTCTAATCCTTTAAACGAGGATTTAAGTAATGCAATGGCTGCTTATAGTGCCGCTATAAGTAAAACAAAAGACATTAAGTTGTCGAAATAGGGAGATAAAAACAAATGTATTTATCAGAACAATACGAAAAAAAATGGCAGCCTGTCCTAGAACATCCAGACCTTCCTAAGGTTCAGGATTCTTACAGACGTGCCGTTACAGCTACTATCTTGGAAAACCAAGAGAGAGCTATGAAAGAGGATGCAAGTTTCTTAAACGAAGCTGCTCCTACAAACTCTACAGGTAGTGCTGTTGCTAATTGGGATCCAATTTTGATCTCTTTAGTAAGAAGAGCAATGCCTAATCTTATCGCATACGATATCGCTGGTGTACAACCAATGACTGGTCCAACTGGACTTATCTTTGCAATGAGAAGTAGATACACTTCACAAACAGGAAACGAAGCTTTATTTGATGAAGCGGATACAGACTTCTCAGCTAGAAACGCTGCTGGTGATTCAACATCTGGACAATCAGCTGGCGGTCACTCTGGTACTAACCCAGGTTTATTGAACGATTCACCTGCTGGTACTTACACTAAAGGCGAAGCAATGACTACAGGAACTGCTGAAGCTTTAGGTGACGCTTCTGGTAATCAGTTTGCAGAAATGGCTTTCTCAATTGAGAAATCTACTGTAACTGCTAGAAGTAGAGCTCTAAAAGCAGAATACACTATGGAACTTGCTCAAGACTTAAAAGCAATCCACGGTTTAGACGCAGAAACAGAATTAGCAAATATTCTATCTGCTGAAATTCTTGCTGAAATCAATAGAGAAGTTGTAAGAACAATCTATGTAAATGCAGAAAAAGGTGCCGCTGTTAACACAACTACAGCTGGTATTTTTGATTTAGACACAGACTCTAACGGAAGATGGTCAGTTGAAAGATTCAAAGGACTAATGTTCCAATTAGAGAGAGATGCTAATAGAATTGCACAAAGAACACGAAGAGGAAAAGGTAATATGATTATCTGTTCTGCTGACGTTGCTTCTGCACTTCAAATGGCTGGTGTTTTAGATTACACTCCTGCATTAAACAACAATCTAAACGTTGATGACACTGGTAATACTTTTGCTGGTACATTAAACGGAAGATACAAAGTGTACATTGATCCATATTCAGCGAACTCGGCTGCGAAACAATACTACGTAGTTGGTTACAAAGGTACTTCACCTTATGACGCTGGTATATTCTATTGCCCATATGTTCCACTACAAATGGTGAGAGCAGTTGGACAAGACACTTTCCAACCTAAAATCGGTTTCAAAACTAGATATGGTCTAGTTGCGAACCCATTTGCTGAAACTGGTGCCGCTTCAGGTGCTGTTGCAGCTGTAAACACTGCTGGTAATGCTAACTCAAACAGATATTACCAAAGAGTACAAGTTACAAACATAATGTAAGGTTGGTTGTTTAACCACTTTAAAAGGGCGACCCTAAAAAAGTCGCCCTTTTTTTATGCCCTAAATAAACATATGAAAAAAATATTAATTCAATACCTATACATATTTGCAATAGCATTAATAATTCTGTTAGTCTTCACTTGGGCAAATGCTTGTGAAGTAGATGAAATTAAGGTAGATGAAACATTGCCAGTATGCGAAGAAATGCAAGTATCAACTGAAGAAAATCCTTGTAAAAAACAAGAGAATATAAACACAGTTATTAAAGCAATAGAGAAACTAGGCGAGTCAGGAACACTTCCTAGATAGTATATAAATAGTATTATGACTACTACAAATAGTTACAATAGACAACCTACAAAAGTAGATTACGCTGATCCTACAAAGTTTAAATTTAATATTCTTAAACTTCCTAAAGTAGAATACTTTTGTACAGCAGTAAATCTACCAGGTGTATCATTATCAGACAATTATACACAACCTACACCATTTAGAGATATACCTTTGCCTGGAGAAAAGTTATCTTATGATAGATTAACTATGACATTTTTAGTTGATGAAAATTTAGAAAACTACCAAGAGATACACGGTTGGTTAAGAGGACTAGGTTTTCCTGGTGGATACCAAGAATTTAAAAATTTACTAGACGCAGGAGTAGATAGATTTCCTACTTCAAAAAATAGTGTATTAGGTGACGCAGGACGATCAAAGTTTGGTGCTCCAAGTACAGGTGGTGTTTTTTCAGACGCAACATTATCAATATTAACAAGTAAAAATAATGCTGTTGTAGATGTAAGATTTAGAGATGTATTTCCTATATCACTATCTGGTTTACAATATACACAACAAGCAGGTGACACAGATTACTTAACAGCGTCTGTAACCTTTGATTATAAATTATACGACTTTGCGAATACAAACGCAGGAAGAACAAGTATTACTACCTCATAAACTTGATTTTTTGAGAGTTTTGTGATATAATGGAGATATTATGGATTTAGAACAATTACAAGAACTAGCAGACAAAGACTTAAAAATAAATGATACTGAACTAGATTTAGAATCATTAAAAACACCTCAACTTCACAATAAATTTATGAAACACTTAACAAAGTTTAAGTTGTTATTAACACGTGCTGAAGATGAATATAGAATGTTAAAAAGAGATAAATGGGAATATTACACAGGTAAATCTGATCCTGCTGTTTATCAATTAAAACCTTTTAATCTAAAAATTTTAAAACAAGACGTTGACAAGTATATTGAAGCAGACGAAGAAATACAAAAGGCAACTCAAAAAGTAAAATACTTGGAAACAGTTGTTGACTTTTTAGATAGAACTATTAGACAAATTTCTAATAGAACTTTTACTATAAAGAACGCTATAGACTGGAGAAAGTTTACTAGTGGCGCTATCTAAAAATGACCACCACACGTTACCTCATCATAGATAAGAAAAACGAAATATATCTTAAAATAGAAGCAGACGCTGATATTCGTAGAGAATTAGGTGAATACTTTACGTTTGAAGTACCTGGTTTTAAGTTTATGCCACAGTATCGTAGTAGAGTGTGGGACGGTAAAATAAGATTATTCAGTTATGCAACAGGTCAAATCTATGCAGGTTTATATCCTTACATTATAGATTGGTGTAAAAAGAATGATGTACAAGTTGTAGATGGTACTAAAATAAAAGATGTTAAAGTAAATGATGACGAAGTAAATAGATTTATTAAAGCACTTAAAATACCTAAAATAGAAGTTAGAGATTATCAAAAAGAAGCATTTGTACACTCATTAAAAAAGAGTAGATGTTTATTATTATCTCCTACTGCCTCTGGTAAATCTCTTATTATATACTTAATGTTAATCTATAATTTAATTAGATTAAAAGAAACAAAACAAGATAAGATATTAATTATTGTACCAACAACATCATTAGTAGAACAGTTATTTAAAGATTTCAAAGATTACGGTTATAATAGTGATCGTAACGTACACAGAATATATCAAGGACACGATAAAGAAACAAACAAAAGAGTTATCATATCTACTTGGCAATCAATCTATAATCTACCTAAAAAATGGTTTGCACAATTTGGTATGGTGATTGGTGATGAAGCACACTTATTTAAAGCAGTTTCATTAAGTAAGATAATGAATAAATTAGAAAAATGTAAATATAGAATTGGTCTTACAGGTACTTTAGATGGCACTAAAACTCACAAGTTAGTATTAGAGGGTTTATTTGGTACAGTAAACAAAGTCGTATCTACAAGTGAATTACAAGAAAAGAAACAACTTGCTGATTTAAAGATATTTTGTTTAATATTACAACACGATAAAATTGCTAGAGATTTTTTAAAAGATAAAACATACCAAGAAGAAATGGACTATATCGTTTCTAACGAAAAACGGAATAAATATATTCGCAATCTATGTTTATCTTTACCAGGTAATACATTATGTCTGTTTCAGTACGTTGAAAAACACGGAATGCTACTTAAACAATTAATCGAGGACAAAGCCGATGATAAAAAAGTTTTCTTTGTTTATGGAGGCGTTGAGGCAGAGGAACGTGAGAAGATACGTTTTATCACAGAAAAATCCGAAGGTGCTATTATTATTGCTAGTTACGGCACTTTTAGCACTGGTATTAATATTCGCAATCTACACAACATTGTTTTTGCTAGTCCTTCAAAGTCTAGGATACGTAATCTACAAAGTATTGGTCGTGGTCTTCGGTTAAAAGATAATAAGTCTGCTGCTACTTTGTATGATATATCAGATGATTTAAAACATAATGATAAAGAAAATTATACATTAGCACACTTTAGAGAAAGAATAAATATTTACAATGAAGAAGATTTTAATTATGAAATACATAACGTGGAGTTAAAGTAATATGCACCAACCACCACATAACGTAAAGATAGTCAAGTTAATTAATGGCGAAGACGTTGTTACTATTATGCCAACAGGTAAAGAACAATTACCTGAGTCGCATAATTTAGTACGTTTAAGTAAACCTCTATTAATTAAGTATGTACCTCAAATGACATTGACTGGATTTAAAGATTATGTGGCACTAATTAAATGGTGTTCTTATACTCCAGATCAAATTGTTACTATTCCAAAAGATAAAATAATGACTATAACAAATGCGTCTGTAGAGATGGCAAGTAGTTATTTAAATTTATCTAATAATATTGAAGACAAACCCGTTCCTGTCAGAAATCAAAACTATAATAGACAAAGATTGTCAGACGTGGAGAACGATAAACTAAATGAAATATTTGATGAACTTGGCGATGATGATGAAGATAAAACTATCCATTAATAATAATATCTATAGCTTTATCCCTCAATTCCCCGCTACACGCTCCATTATACATATTTTTTTCAATAAGTCAATGCTAATATGAAGATCAATAAATTAAATAGTTTTTATTTTACAAAGTCATTAGAAAATCATAATTTTCATAAAAACATTATATTACAATTAATAAAAAATATACCTCAAAACAAACATCAAAACATTTCTCATACTGACTGGAGTTTACCTAGAGAATATAAAAGAGAATATTTAGAGTATTTTTACACAATTATTAAAAATTATATGGAGGAAATACGTGATTACTTAAATACAAATAAAATTATTATAGAAAATGGTTGGTTTCAACAATACTATCAAAATGATAATCATACGTGGCACACACACGAAACAACACAATTTGCAAATGTTTATTTTGTAGAACTACCTAATAAACATTATAAAACAGAAATATTTGATAATACCACAAATACTTTAATTAATTTAGATGTAAAAGAGGGTGATATAATAACATTTCCTGCATTTTATAGTCATAGATCAAAACCAAATTCATCAAATGAAAGAAAAACAGTTATTGCATTTAATAGCAGTTTTTATGATTCTAATCAAAACAAAATCAATACAGCATTGACAAATAACAATTAATAGTGTATATTATATATTATGAGAAAAACTACAAAAAAAGAACATTATGTAAATAATAAAGAGTTTTTAGAAGCAATGAAACTTTACAGAAAGTCTGTAAACAAAGCTAAAAAAGATAAAAAACCGAAACCGCCTGTTACAGATTATATAGGTGGATGTTTTTTAAAGATTGCGAATCATTTATCATATAGACCTAATTTTATTAATTATACATTTAGAGATGATATGATTAGTGATGGTATTGAGAACTGTTTACAATATTTGGATAATTTTAATCCATCAAAATCAAATAA